CACAAACCCTCGTTAAATCTTATGTCGATGCAAAACGTGCAGTCAGTGGTATGGTAACGATTCCCGGCGAAACGGCGACCGCTGAGCAAAAGGCGGCATTCAATAAAAAGATAGGTGTCCCGGATAAGGCGGATGATTATTCCCTGAAAGTCCCGGAGGGAAGCCCAGAGGGCCTTTTCAAGGATGATCAAATAACAGCCTTTCGCAATGATGCCTATGAGCTGGGAGTGCCGAAAGGAAAAGCGGAGGAGTTGTTCAATCGTTTCGCGGTCAGACAAGTCGAGGCCTTTAAAGGCATAGAGACAGCCAGCAATCAAGGCCTACAGGAAAGACTCGACACCCTCAAGACGGACTTAGGCAACGAGTATGATGCCACAGTCAAGGTCGCTGATAGTGCGGCGGCATTCGCCAGCCCTGCCATGTTTGATAAAATTCAGAAAGCGGGCCTTTCCGCTGATCCTGATATCATCAAGGGTTTTGCCAAGATCGGTAAGGCGCTCGGTGAAGGAATGCTCAAGGGTCATGGCCCTGGCATTCCTGCTGAAAAACCAACACAGGAGAAGCTCGAAGCAATGATGGGCGATCCTAAATACAGCCTGCCTCAAAATGATCCTGTTGGCAAGGAATGGAGAGCGAAAGTCGATGCAGGATTCGAGGCGCTTTATGGAACCGGCACTGCGGCCGCTGACATAGGGCCTTCCTCCGGGCGGGCGCTGCATGGTGAGTGATGATTATTAGAATCATGATTTTCATTTATACTTGTTTTGCTGTTTTAGATTTCATTAAAGCAGTTTCTTCCATAACGGCCTCATAGAGTCCATTCCCCTTGCCTCTTAGTTAAAGAGTTTCCTGGGGGTTATGACCAACTTGAGTTTCCCGGTTGTCCGTAACCTTTAATCCTTTAACCTAGGAGGTTTCTAATGTCTCAGTCAATAAATCTTGCTTTCATAAGACAGTACGAGACTGAGGTCCATCAAGCCTATCAGCAGAAAGGTTCTAAGTTTCGCGGAACTGTTCGGCTGAAAAGCAACATCGTTGGAGAATCAACCACATTCCAGAAAGTGGGCAAGGGAACTGCCGCTCAAAAAACGAGACATGGTAAAGTCCCTGTGATGAATATCTCCCACTCCACCGTCACCGCTACGTTGCAAGATTGGTATGGCGGGGATTACGTCGATAAGCTGGATGAGCTTAAAATCAATTTCGATGAACGTCAAATCCAGGTAAACGCTGGAGCATGGACGCTCGGTCGAAAGATTGATGAGCTCTGTATCACAGCCATGAGGACAGGCATAGGATCGGCCTCGAAGGTCGCCATAACCTATCCCTCTGGAGCGAATAAAGGCTTGAGTTGGGCCAAGTGTTTGCGGGCCATCGAGATTTTAAACTCCAATGACGTACCCGACGACGGCCAGCGTTTTTGCGCTGTAGGTTCCCATCAGTGGGCAGAGCTTATGACGCTCGATGAGTTCACGAACTCGGATTATATCGGGTCGAATTTGCCTTACCTGCAAGGAACTCAGCCAAGACGCTGGATGAATGTGATCTGGTTTATGTCAACTCAACTGGACCTTAGTGGTGGGGTCCGTTATCCCCTCATGTATCACAGGACAGCCCTTGGGCTGGCTGAGGGTATGGCGGGCGTGTGGACTGACATTACCTGGCAGGGCGATTATGCCGCATGGTTCGTTAATAACGCCATTAGTGCGGGGGCTGTTCGTATCGATTCAGAGGGGATCGTCGAGATCGCTGCTGATGATGACGCGGCCTTTATCACATAAGGAGGTATGATATGTCTTTTAATGCTGCTTCCTTTGTATTGGCGTCAAGCGGGCCTTATCGTTTGTGGTTGTATGAGACAGACGATAATTTGGCATCATTGACGAACTCTGCTGCCCAGAGCGATTATTTCAAGTCAGCTAATTGGGCCACCATAGCGGGCGGTCAACAGGGCGTCCGCAGGGGTGATGTCATTCTGGCTGTCAATGCATCCACAAAATTGGTGACATCCCTTGGTGTCGTTCTCGCTATTGCAGGAACACAAAGGAACGCCGGGAGCGTTGTTGTCCAATCGAGTGCTGCAAGTCGCTTGACAGTGTAGTTTCAGTTATTTATTTAACCTTTAACCGGGCCTCCGCTTCCAAATAAATTGAAGTGGGGGCCCTGGGAGTTTGCCATGTCTTTCAATGCTGCTTCTTTGGTCAAAGTATCGAGCGGGCCATATAGATTATGGCTCTATGAGACCCAGGATAACTTGGCATCCCTGGAAGCAAATTCGGGGGCTACCAGTTCGTATTTTAGAAATGCCAATGCCGCGAGTTTGGCAGGGGGTGCCATGGGTTTGAGGCGGGGGGATGTTATCCTTGCCGTTAATTCCTCAACTTCCGTTGTTTCGTTTTTCGGGGTTGTCCAGGCGAATTATAATTCCGTCACGGTTCAATCAAACGTCGCAAGCCATATCCACGCATAAAAGGTTTCATGTTAACCTTAACCAGCCCCTTCCCTCTTCATGGGGGCGGGGGCCTTTTTTTTATGAAAGGAGAATTATGGCTTTTGGAAAATGGATTAGAGTTAAAGAAAGACTACCCCAGAGAGATCAACAGGTATTATTTTGTGGCAGACTGGGGAAGGGATTAAGGGAAATGTGCCGTGGGGCATATAATTCTCCTGCCTGGCAGGACTTAGAACCCACACACTGGATGGATTCACCAGACTTTCCAGATGAATATGGAGGCGAAAGGAGAAGAAATGGTTGAAATCCTAATGATTTACACGGTAATCGCCCTGGTCTTAATCCCCATAGTTCGTTTCCAGGGTGCGGTACACGGCTATACGGAAGTCAAGGAATCTGTTTTTGTCTGTCTATCGGCACTCGCTTTTATCGGCATGTTATTCGCAGGCATGCCTGTTTTGTCCAGGCCTTTGGATTGGATCTTTCTGGCATTTGTGGCCTATATCACGTTTTCGGTCTATTGGTCTGATTCCCCCTCCCTGGCGGTCAAAGATGTTCCCCGATGGTGGGGGGTTTTCCTCCTTTACCTGGCGGCCTCGAATGTTCCACGTGAAACCCTTATCATGGCTTTATTTCAACCGGCCCCGGTGATCGCTGCATATGGCATGTATCAGCAAATCAGATGCCGGGACCCCATCGATCATTGGGTGGACGATCTTCTTAGAAACCACCGCAAGGCATTGAGGTCCTATTCGTTTCTCGGTAATTCGAATTATACAGGGTCCTATCTTGTCGGCTCGATATTCGCCGGGGTATATTGCGTGGCCAATATCTCTCTATGGTTTACCCCATTCCTGGGCCTAGTGATCGTGGGCCTCGCCATGACTCGCTGCCGGGGGGCGTATTTGGCTGTGGTTATTGGATTTATGGGAGTGGTACCCGAGGCCTGGCCTATCATGATCGCGCTGTTTTCTGCCCTGGTCATTGTCTCCTGGAAAAGATGGGAACCAGTGGTCGCTCGTGTTCATTTTCTGAACGTCGGGTGGACAATGTTCAAGGAACGGTTCTTGTTCGGATGGGGTCCGAATGCTTTCAGGCGTAAGTTATTCAAAACACAGGCTTACATGAACCAGAAAGACCCTAGAATACTTGGCACACTGAAGAAAAAGGCCCGGATTCATACTCCTCTCGCCCGGCGAATGCACAATGATCATGCCGAGATGTTTGTCGAGTATGGCCTGATTGGGGCTGGTCTTTGGTTCGCCATCGTGGGCCTCGGGATGTATCAGGCGATTTCTGGCGGTCATTGGTACGTCGCCGGTGGAATCCTGGCGATTTCAATCAATGCTCTCTTTTTCTATCCGATCCGGGTGATCGGTATCGGTATTGGATTCTGGGCCTTCCTGGGAGCAAGCGGAAGTCCTGAGACGGTCCAGGTTCAACCTTTAACCCTCCCCCTATACCTGAGTATCCCCCTGGCCCTGATTGTCAGCCTGCTTGCCTGGGAATTTGCGGTAAAGCGTTTGATGGCTATTGCACATATGTTTAATTACGCCCTGGCTGGCCGAATAAATGATCGGGTAGAGGGTGAGAAGCATATCAAAGCCGCCCTGGAGCTTGATCCATTGAATGGTCATATCCTATGTGATTTCGCGGCGTTTCATACGAACATCTCTCCACCTATGGCCATGTCGACGATAATGAGGGCGATTGATATTTATGACGGAGAAAAAATCGAGTATTCCCTGTGGGTTCAGCTGGGGCAGAATGCTGTCATTAACGGCGCGGCCGCCTTTGCCCGGGTCTGTTTCAGGATGGCGATTTACCTAAATCCGTCATATGGAAAAGCCTATAAATGCCTCGATGAGCTGGAGGCCATGCTTGCTAAGCTCGAAGCAAAGCAGGGAACGCCTCCTCCGGGATTCAAGGAAGGTGGCGGGGGAATGCTCGTGCCTGATCAGAAGATTATTCAGGTGGTGAAATGAAAAATTTTAAGTCTTCTGAAATAAATTCCCCATTTTTCCAGTTACACTATTATAGGCGGTTTTATACTGGCAGGCATTTCAGGGTATATTTTGAAAAGTTGGGAATTCTATTTAGGATTGGATGGAATCCTTATGAGAATTCGAGGGCGTTAATAATTTTTATTGGTTATTCATGGGCTGATCACAAAACAAAGAGAATTCAGCGAATGATAAAAAGAAGTCCTTCAAGATTTTTGAAGACACTAGAGGCCTTGAATGAGTCCACTTAACTGGAAAGGCAAGCTGATAAATGCCCTGAGTCAATACCGGGCATATTACGATAAGGGAATTGCCGTACTCGCCATTGTCAGAAATATGGAGTTGACCGATCTGGGGATTCTAATGGCGGCGGCCAAATATCTTTTTGGGGATCAAATTTCAACCTCGACTATTCTGATCTTGGGGGGGTGCTATTGGATTATAAATGTCTTTGTCAATCTGTCGGTCGGCTGGTTCTGGGAGAAAAATAATGGCTGGGAGATCGAGGCCAAGATTTTCGGGAAGAGGGCTGCCCCGGGCCGGACGGTCCTGGTCTGCCCTGAGGGCAAACCTTATGATGCAAGAGAGGTAAATCATGGCGAGCAAAGTTGACATAATTAATCGGGCATTAACGAAGTTAAACGCGAAACGAATCACATCAATCAATGATGGGACAAAAAACGCCTCGGATGCCGCTGCTGTGTATGACGGTATCCTGGAAGAAGTCCTGGCGTCCTTTCCCTGGAACTTCGCGACCCGCCGGGTGAGCCTGGCCCGCCTGGCCGCCGCCCCGGAGTATCAATATGATTTTCAGTTCAGGATACCATCTCAGCCAAAAGTGATGCATATCTGGGAAGCTGTATCGGACAATGAAACCAAAACAAAATCCTATGTGATCGAGGGTGACGATGAGGGTCAATTACTTCTGACTAACTTCAATGCGATAGACATCAAATATACTGCTCTGATTATCGACACAGAGCGATTCAGCCCCTGGATGGTGGAATCGTTTGCAACCCGGTTGGCTGCTGAATTGGCGTATCCGATCACTGGGAAGCAAAGAAACACTGAACGCCTAATGAACGAATATGGTTTCAAGATCCAGATCGCCGGCATGAAAGAGGGCCAGCAGGGCGAGGATTATGTCGCTGATGACTCAAAACACCCGCTCGAGGATGATTGGGTCAGGATCAGGCAGGGCGGAGAGGGAAGGATTATAGGGGAATAAATGGATGAAGCAGGAATATTTCGTGAAATGTTGTGGTTGAATCATGGCCACTCTGGCATGTATGGGGATGATGGCGAAATGCAATGCTCAGAATGCATGGTGGATTATGGGTTCTGGGATTGGAAAAGAACACCAGCTGATGAAATTAAATCAAAAATGATCCTTGCAAACTTGAAAAAATATGGCAATCCAAACCCCAGCTCTAAATAGCTTCGCAGCGGGTGAGCTTTCCCCTCTCCTGGATGGGCGCACCGATCTGGCGAAATACTATGTTGGCCTGAAAACCCTGCTGAACATGATCGCCTATCCTACCGGCGGGGCGACTCGCAGGGGTGGGACTAAAT